GTAGATGAAACTATCAAGCTTATGCTTAGTGAGTATGATGTTGCAATTGTTTGGTAAGATGTCTGAATTAGTTTGTAACACATACAAGAAGATGGTTGATAAACCAGAGACTTCTACTACATATAAAAAGAGTATGAAAATTATGGCTGAACTTGCTGCAAATAAAACTAATGTAATGTATGAAGATTATGTTAGAAAAACTCAATCTAATCCTTATGTAGGAGTAGATCCTTTTGCTAATGAAAAACGTAAAGCGGCAATCATACCCGGTAACACACTAAGACCTTCTCATTATGGAGGAGCTAATAGTACTTATGAAGTATTTAATGTACTTGAGGCATGGGGATTAGATAAAGACTTTTACTTAGGTAATGTTATCAAGTATATTGCAAGAGCAGGTAAAAAAGATGCTACTAAAGAATTAGAGGATCTGGAAAAAGCTGAAGTGTATTTAAAAAGAAGAATTACTGAACTGAAAAAATGAGATGTTTAATTGTTTTATTATTGCTGTATTCATGTACCCCACATATAGTTGGTCCTAATTATAATCAAGGTAAAACTCACAATTCTGATCTAGGTAATAGAGAAAGAGTTGTAAGAGGTGAAGATGTAAGAATGAAAAATGCAATGATAAAACATAGAGTATCTGCAAGACGCGGTTTAGTTAAAACAAAAAGAATAAGAAAAAAGAGTGGCAGAAGGTTTATTAATTAAAATATTATATATACATTAGCACTCCTTTTTGTTCTCAGTTTCTCGCTGGAAAAAGATTCCTGATAAGTTTATACTTATTGGGAATTTTTTTTATATTTACACACTCTAATATTTAAACGTATTGACAAGATAGGTAAGGAAATCCCAGATTAATTATCTGGGATTTTGTTTTTATATTATTATTATGTATATTATATTATACAATTAAATAAACAACCATGGACATATTAAACTTTTTATTCTTAAGAAAGCATGATCTAGTAAGATCAGAAGCTAGTAATGCTAGTACAGATTTATTAGTATTAGGAGCTCAGGTAGCTCAATCAAAAAGAGATGACCAGTATCAAACATACGGGTTACCTTTAGCAAATGCTGTAGTTTCTGCTGATAAAGCAAATACAGAATTTTATATTCTTGACTTAAATACTACATTTATTGCAGAGGTATCAACTCAGAAAGGTGTAATTGAATTAACTACTTTATTTTTAGCACCTCCTCCGTTACCTGGTTTTGCAACATCACTTCCAATAACAATTGTAAATCCAGATGTTGATTTTTCAGATACTGATAGAGTGTACATACAAACATCACTTTATTATAGTCCAGCAGTAGATGATAATTTTGTACCATATTTAATAACTACAGGTGTAGCAACTGGTATTAATTTAACACTATATAATGCAAGTCCACTTCCTGCAGGAGCAGGACAAGGAGAAGGAGAACTATATATTTACTTTGAACTATATAATTTTTAAATAATAATTAACTATAAAAATAAATAAAATGGCAGAATTAGTTGTATTAAGAGAAGCAAATATTAAAGTATATGCATCAGTATTGATGGATAACTCAGTATCATTAGATGAAAAAGCAGTAGCATTAAATGCATTATATGCTTTTTTTATTAACACCAGTAGTAATCTTTATGTATACAATGAATTTGGGTTAGGAGTGTATTTCCGTGATGGTGAGTCAGGTGATATTAAAACAACACATGTACCTGATATATTACCATAAGTAAAAAACATTAAAAAATAAATACCACAGATATAGTATATTTGTGGTATTTTAATATATATAATATATAAAGCTATGTTAAATAATATAACAAACTATACTAACCTTATTAATAATAGAAAGGTTAGAACAATATTAGAAGCAACAGACTTGTTCACGGTAGGTGTAAGAGATCCAAACTTCTATGGTAACTATCAACCAGCTCTTATATCAGCAAGTGATTTAATGGCTGGTATTAGTATAACAACAAATGAAATATGTAATCTTGCAATAGGTGAAAATGCTTTAGGTGTTAACCATCAAATGGGTGATGATGGTAACAACATAGCTCTAGGTTGTAATGCTGCATTTAGTCTTGAAAAAGCTGGTGCTAACATAGCAATTGGTACGGGTTCTTTATATAATGCTGTTGATGCAAGTAGTAATATAGCTATTGGTTCATATGCATTAAATAATGATACTCAGCCTAACGGTGTAATTGCTATTGGTTTTGGGGCATTAACGAATGCACTATCAACATCAGATAGTACTGCTATTGGCAATAATGTTTTAAGCTCTACAACTACCGGTGAATTTAATACAGGTATAGGGTCAAGAGTATTGGAGGAAAATACAACAGGTTCTTTTAATTCAGCTTTTGGTACTTTGGCTTTGTATAATAATACTACAGGTGATCATAACACAGCTGTAGGTTATTATGCTTTACAAAGAAACAATACTGGTTATGCAAATACGGCTTTTGGTAAAGAAGCTTTATTAATGAATAGGTTTGGTAATAAAAATATTGCTGTTGGTGGATCTGCGCTTCAAGAAAATGTTGCAGGTAGTGATAATATTGCTATAGGTTATAATGCATTAACTAATAATATAAATGACGCATTAACAGCTGTTGGAAATTATGCATTATATGCAAATACAACTGGAAATGCAAATGTAGCATTAGGTGCCTTTGCTGGTGAGCAAAATACAACAGGTTTTCAAAATGTATATTTAGGTGTTAGTTCAGGTGGTGCAGTATCAGTTGGTTCACGTAATATAGCAATTGGAAATTATGCAATGACTGGTAGTAGTAATGGTTCAAATAATACAGTTATAGGTTATGGTGCATCTAATAATAATTTTGATGGCTGTGTTATATTAGGTAGAGAAGCATTAGCAACAGCTAGTAACCAATTTGTTGTAGGATCATCAAGTATAAATGCAGGTTCAGTAGCATCAGAAGTAAACACATCTACTCAAGTATGGAATGTAGTTATCAATGGTGTAGCAAGAAAAATTTTATTAGCATAATAATTAACTTAAAAATAAATAAATACAATGGATGTTTTAAATTTCATCTCTTGGCTTAAGAGCAAGAGACAAGTAACAACAGTAGATGCTTCTCAAACTTTAATCCCATTAGGATTAAAAGATCCAAGAAGAGGTGATGGATATTTACCTGGTGCAATATCAGTAGAGGATTTAGCGGGTTCACTTACCCCAACTTTTACACAAGGTAATATTAAATTTGGTGACTTAGCATTAGCTAATGTAACTACAGGTTCTAATAATATTGCTCTTGGAACTAGTTCTCTTGAAAATAATATAAATGGTTCTGAGAATATAGCACTTGGTAATAGTGTACTAGCCAATATTACTAGTAGTTCTTTTAATATAGGAATTGGTTCTGAGAGTTTATTAAATCTTGTTGGAGGTGGTAATAATTTAGGTGTAGGGCCATTGACTTTAAAAAATAATACTAACGGTAGTGCAAATGTTGCATTAGGTATGTACGCAATGTATAACAATACTACTGGAAGTACTAATGTAGCAGTCGGTCAAGGTGCCTTATATAACAATACAGTTTATGATCAAAGTGTTGCGATTGGATTTAATGCATTAGAAAATAATAATAAAGGTGGAAATACTGCTGTAGGTTATTGTGCTTTACGTATGAATCAAGGTTGGAGAAACATTGCAGTTGGTAATTCTGGAATTGATTCAGGTTTTGCTGCAGCAAGTGATAATATATCTATTGGTAATCAGACTTTTCAAAGTTTAACAACTGGTGCATTCAATATTGGTATTGGAACTAGTGTAATGAATTATTGTAATACAGGTTCAAATAATACAGTAATAGGTGCTTATAGTACTTCATTAAATTTTTCTAATACAGTTGTTATTGGGCGTGATGCTGTTCCTACTGTAAACAATCAATTAGTAATAGGTTCAAATACATATAATGTAGGTGCAATTGCAACTGAAGCATTAACACCAACTAAATCTTGGGCAGTAAGAATCAATGGAGTTAACTATAAAATTCCATTACAAATAGCATAATAAAAAATAAATATATTAACTTTACAAAAAAATAAATATCATGGAATTAGAATTAACAGCAGAGCAAGTAGCAAAATCAGTATCAGCAGCTTACGATAGTGTAGCATTATTAAATGAGTTAAAAGCTAAAGAGTCTTTAACTATAGAGGAAGTAGATACACAAAGACGTAATGAAGAGCACATCAGAATTATGATGGGTAAAGAATGGTTTGTAGGTGGACTTACTAAAAAACAAGTAACAGAATTACAAAAAATATGAAATCAGAAGAAGCTAAACAAGTAGTTGAACAAGCTTTAAATCAAGCATTCCTTAAAGGAGCATTTAGTTTACAAGATGCAGCTATGATAACACAAGCATTAGGAGTTCTATTTGCAGAACCTCAACTAGTTCAAGAAAATTAAAAGCAATAGCCACAGAGATGTGGCTTTTCTTTTTTATATTTGTATATATAGAAAGTTTTCTGTATATTATTATATATAAATCAATTATTATGTCTGTAGGAAATTTAAAAACATACGGTGGTAAAGGAACAAACATGCCATGGCAATTAAAAATGCTATTTGGTCAAGAGTGTGCATGTGATAACCTTACTGATATTAACACAAATACAAGTAATGTAGATTCTTTACTTAACCAAATACTTGCGGCAATACAGGCTGGAGCTGATTATGAAGCAGCTCTTGTACTTGATGCTAATGGT